CTTGGCCAACTGTTTGACTCTTTTATGATAGAGTCTATTGTGTACAATGGCCCTACGGCTAGCGTCCAGGCCTCTTCCACCAGCGCGCAAGCTATACTGTCATTGACAGAGAACTCGTGAGCGGCCAATCCCCATGCTGGGAGAACCACGTGCAGGAACGGGATAGTGTTGTAAAGAGTCTTGGCTACCCTGGTTAATATAGAAGGTTGGGGCGCAACATCGTTCTGGTCTGAGGTTATGTCCCAGTACGATTTTTGTCCTGTCTCACAACCGCAGTCCACATTAAAACATTTTTCGAAAAGAGGATCAGTCAAGGCAACGGGTTGTGACCAGTCGATCCGCGCCATTGCGGCCTTCATGGACTCTAGGTCAGCATGGGTGATGTCGTACGTGTCGCAAAACCATTTCTCAGTATGCCAGGAGTATGGAAGCTCAGGAGCGTATTTGTAGGTCTCGGCATTCCATGACTGTTCGGAGAAGTTCGGTTTGATACATGCACCTTTGCGGCCCAGTTGGTTTTCGACCGTCTGTATAGCCTCACTCAGCACGGGCACGTGCAACGCTATGGGTCTGAGGCTGATGGCTGTTCCGAGCTTGGTCGACAACTCTTGACGGGGTCTCACTTTGCCAAGATTGAGTCCGAACTTCGCCAATGCTCTAAACGGTTTTATCCCCCACATGCGCACGTCTCCCGCCAGCGGGTAAAATCTACCGCTGCAGTACTCCAAGGTATCAATTGTTTTTGTGAAAATCTTGGCTGTGAAACCTCCACACACTCGGTACTGTTCTATAGCTGCTTGCACACCGCCGGCAGGAACGTTTTCCGGCACAAAGAACCCGTCGTCCCCTGCTGCAACCACTTTTGAACGACGTCCGAAAATATATAGGGCTTTGAGAATGTTGAGCAAAGAGTTGAAGCTACTAGTCCACAGGTCACCGGAAGTTCGGGCGTGGTAGTACATGACTCGAATTCCAACAAGCTCAGTGTTCTTTTTCCCAAATATCTTTCCGAGAGCCGTTTCCATGACTGGTTGACCGTAGAAATACTCAGTGAGCAACCACCATTCGAAGTCCAATTGTTCCTTTGTCAGGCTTCCATCCCAGTTGGAACAATCCACTTCCCACACAGTGCCGTCGACATCGGCAAATCTTTGCGCAAGTGCTCCCCGCTCCAATGGTGTGCAGTCTTTGTCA